TCGCCAATCTCATGATTCAGCAGGGGTTGCAACGCCGTGTCGGAACCGTCGAACACCTCAGACAAGAACGTGCACCACGTAATGGTTCCACCAAGCGCGCCATCAGAGCCTGTGCTTGCATAGGTGAAATTGTTGGCGGTTGTGATGGTGCACTTGAAAACCCCGTTTGCGGCCGCGTCAGTAGAACCACGGATGGCAGACCAGAACACAGTTCCGACTGGGATGTTGTGCGCTGCCGCTGACACGGCGGTCACCACGTTTGACGTGCGCGATGCGGTGATGGTCTGATTGCGGCCATAGGTGGTGGCTCCGTGGCTCCATGTGTGATTCAGCACATCCCAGCCGAAACGCTCGTACAGGTCGATTTGACGCAGCCATGACTGGCCGCCTGAGTACAGCATTTCATAGATGTTGGTCAGCGTCGTGTATCCGGTAGTGCCGTACTGAGCAAACAGCGGGGCCACCTTGTCAACGAAAATCGTGTCGTTGTACGCGCTGCCGCTGGCATCGAAGCCCATCACCAACTTCGTGTGAGCCTTAGCACCACGACGAAGCTGGTCCACGTACACGGTCTTGCCGCTCATGTTGTTGAATGTGACTTCACAGTACTGGACCGGCGACAGGAACGAGATACCAGCACCCCCAACGGTGCGCGATGCACCCACTGCAAGAGTCCCAGTGCCCGCGCCGCCTACTGTGTCCCCAGCCCACATTTTCAGCGTGTTCCAGCCTTTTCGCAGGTACACCGCCGAAAACGAAAACGTCCAGCTATCGGCTGTGCCCGATGTCGTGTTGCACAAGCGGATGTCAATGGTGGGGTTCGTCGTGGCGGGGTATCTGGTTGAGCCAAACTCGTCCGGGTGAAATGGAATGTAGATGTCAATGGTCAGCAGTTGATCGTCAGGATCTGCTGTGGCACTGATACCCTGAAATCTGAGCTGAGACATGGTGGCGGTGCATTCCCCTTTGATCGTCGCAGTCGAGAAACGCGGGAAGTCACCAGACAGGGAGCGTGTCAGCGCGGTTACGCCCACAGTCGCGTGCGTCGTCAGGTCGTAGGCAGTGGCGCCCAACTTTTTCAGCGAGCCGGTGAAATTGCGGTACAGTCCGGCTGTGTATGTCGCATCCGCACCGACAGCATCCAAAAACACAGTAGACCCAGCCGGGATGCTGATAGAAGTCTCACTGTAGATGATGCGGGCAGTGGGTCGAGTTGCTGCGCTGTTTGGTGTCGAGCAATCAAACTTGACCGTGCCGCCGCTGCCTGGCGTGATCACGATGTCGTCAAGGTGATCGAAGTAAATTTGCTGGTGGTTGCCTGCTGCGATGGTGGTCATGATGATCAGAAGTAGTCAGGTGTTACGGTCGCAACATCGACGCGCTGGGCGTTGAGTGCTCGAATGGTTGTCAGGCCGATGACCTGCTTTTGCAGAAGGCGCGATGCCTTGGGCTCTGGTGTTTCGTAGTCATCGACCAAATCACCAGCAACGATGTCAACCAGTGCGCGCAGGCAAGACACAGGCACGTCAGGCGTGGCGCTGACTTCGCTGTCTGCCGCAATTGCCTGATAGGTCAGCTTTGCCGTGTAGTTGCTCTGTGGAACAGGCCAGAAACGCGCAGTTGTTCCAGAGATGAAAACCTTTTCAGGCTCGCCGGTGCTGGCTTTGTCTGGTATCGCTTGGTAAGCGCGGTGGTCGATGATCTCTAGCGGGATCTCATCCGTTCCGACGACAACAGCCATCGACACGGGAAACAGGTAGTCAGTTGCGCTGATGGTTGCTGACACAACCCCACCCGTCAGGCTTACGCTTGTCGATGCGCCAGATACTTGCCACCACAGCACGCCTAGTGCGTGAAGCTCCTTCAAGCGCAGATCAAGCGCAGTATTGACTGATGCGTAGTCCCGCGCTTGTGCCGTGCTTCCAGCATTCAGCACGCCGAGCTTGCGCAGCACATCACCGGCAAACTGTTCGCGGTTCCGCGTGAATGCGTAAGTAGGCATTACTCTGTCCTGCGTGTGTATTTGCGCTTGGTGCGCTCTTGCGGCTGCTCGATAGCGTCAAGCACCTCAACACCATCGAACGACTCGTTGAAATCGCGATTTGCGCGCAGCTTTTGGATTGCGCGCTCATCAGCAACATCAGTTGCCTCTCCACGGACGAACGAAAGCCCGAAGACCTTCGTCGTCTCATGGTCGCCGATGTAGACGAACTGAGCCATTAAGGCACCACGTAGAACACAACCAGGCTGATAGAGCCAGCCGTGAAGGTCGCTGTGTCGTCCACAACCGTGATGGCGAGCGTGGTCTCTTTGGTGAACGTAGGAAGCACACCAGTCACCAGCAGACCAGCCAATGGCAGGTTGACGCCGGTCACGTTGGAGACGTTGCCGGTGGCGAATGCGTCACCAGTGATCACGCCGAAGTTGCCAAGGCCGTCGTCATCAGCGGCATCGTACGTACCAGTTCCGCCGTTAGCCAGCCAGCCCACATCAATGTCGAACGTCTCGGTTGCATTGGTGTCAAGATCAGCAGCGTAGACGTGACCACCAACGATCACAGCACCTGCTGGAACCTTGCACATCTCGATGATGTCGGCTGGAGCTGGGTCAGCGGTCAGGGCGTAGGTGCCATAAGCAACACCAAGATTTCCCGAGCCGGATGGTTTGAAAACGGGGAACGTGTCCGCCGCACGATCTGCGGTAAGAGTAGCCATGATTTTTCCTTTGAATGTTGGAGTGAAGAGAGGGCCGAAGCCCCCTCATTCATCAAGCGTCAGCAACGCCGGCGAAGTAGCCGGTGACAACGCCGTGTTGCTTCAGGTCGTCGGTGTCACCCGCGCCAGAGCCAAACAGCATCTTCTTGAGGCCGTCGATTGCCTCGATGGCAACGCCTTGCTTGTCGCCGTAGTCGAATTGCTCAGTCTTCGACACCCAGCGCTTAGCCACAGCCATGCCCAGGGCTTGAGCGCCGCACAGGAAGACGGGCGCCACGTCGATGCCGCCATTGCCAACACCAGTCAGGATTGGCATGCCGTCGCACTCGTGGACGATGATCCCGTCCCACTCCACGTCACCACCTTGGAACAACTTGTTGTTCTGGTTTGCCAGAGACACTTCGCGCATTGCCTGTTGCAGTGCGGTGCCTTCCTTCAGGTCGCGGAAGGCGCGGGGGTGGGCGAACGCCACCAGCACACGGCGGTTCGTGCCTTCAATCCGAATGGGGCGGATCTTGGGCGTAGCCGACAAGGCGATGCGCTTCATCAGAGACAGAGCGGTAGTCGTCAGCTTGTCGTTTGTGCTGTCGATGTTGCCAAGCGACGTGCTGTGGTCGTTGGACGAGGCGTTCGACTTGGATGCACCGAACAGCACGCGGTCGGCGTTGTCAACCAGCCAGGCGTCTTTCTGGGCCTCAGAAGCCGACGCATAGGCAACGCCATTGATCGACAGCAGGGCCTGATAGATGCGGTCGATGTCCGCTTCCATTGCCCAGTCTTTCAATACCACTTTGCCAGCCTGGCGCAGCGAGAAGGCGTTGAACTGCTCGTCAATCTCAGCGATGCGAACGCCGTTACGGCGCTTGTCCACTGCGATGGAGAACGATCGAGAGTCCATCTCTTCTTCGTTGCCCTCAAGCGTAGTGCGGCCAGTGACACCGGCACCGCTCAGCTTGTTGACAAGGGCGAATGTGACGGAATCGCCCTTCTTCTTGGTCAGGTCTTCCTTGATCTGGAAGATGGAGTTTTCACCCGTGCCCATGTAGGGCTTGAATGGGTGGTTTTGCAGGTACTCAACAAAGAACTCTTCGTCCCATTGTTGCGGGGTCAAGCCCGAGCGGGCGGTCGTATCAGCCATGATGATTCCTTTGGTTCGCCCAAAGAAAAAGGCCCTCTAGGGGCCTTATCTCTTGTCAGCGAGGATTTGATCTAACGGTGTAGGGCCGTCGTAGGCGGCAGGTTTGAACTGCCCCCGTGCGTCCCGTGCTTGTGTGAGTGTTTTGGGAATGTTTGGCTTCTGTTGCGCTGGCGTTTCGGCCATTGCATCGAGCTTGGTGGCTTCGATCAGCGACACGGCGCGAACCATCTGAAGCGGGGGCAGTGCATACACACGCTGCGCCTCGTCTGGGTTCTTTGCCAAGAAGTAGGCAACTTCGTGGGCGCGCTCGCCAGTCAGCAGGGCTTGACGGAACAACTGACCTTGCGGCGTCTCCTGGGCCAAGATGGGCCCGAGTCCGCTATTGATCACCGTGTCGAAGTCTTGATAGGCCTGCTGGCCTTTCGTGACAACTTCATCGGCTGTTCGTTGCATCTGCTGCGCTTGCTCGCGCGCTTCGTCTTCGGCCTTGGCTTGCGCTTCCTCTGCCTTTTCGGCCTCTCGGATTTGCTTGGCCTCGAACCGAACCATTGCCCGGAAATACTCCACGTCAGACGCGAAGTCTTCAGGCTTTGGCTCTTGCGCCTGCTCTTGGGGCTTTGGCTGCTCTACCGCTTTGCGCTGCTCTTGCTGCTGCTTCCAGGCGCGCAGTTCTGCGGCCTCTCGTTCAGCGGCTTGACGCTTTGTGCGCTCGGCTGCGATGCCTGCTTCCAGCCCCTTCTTGTGTCGCTCGATTGGATCGTCTTGCGGCTCGTCAGTCGGCGTCACTGACTCATCTACGCCCGTTTGGTCTTGCGGCTCATCAGTTGGCAGATCCTGGGGTGTCTCTGCAACTTCTGCTCGCTCGACTTGATCGCCTGAAAATATGGCGTCCAAACTCGTTTCACCTGACATTCACACACTCCATAGCGCCCGATAAACCCCGGCGACGGTCATCACGCCCGATACCTCGGCGACAGGCCCAATGCAAAAAGCCCGCACAGTGGCGGGCCTTGAGGCATCAGGGAAAATCTTTACGCTTGCTGCGCGCCAGCCTCTTGTGCTGCTGCCTCTTGCGCATCCGTCACAGCATCACGAACACCTTGCTCTGCGTGCTGTGCGTCCTTGGCTTGAGCCTGTAGCTCAAGCGTGGCGATCAGCACATCTTTGGCGAACAATTCGCGCTCGTGCTGCAACTGGTCGGCCATCTGCTGAATCTCCGCTTTGGCTTGCTCGATCTCGGCGGGGGCTGCGTTCTGAGCCTCCATTGCCTTGAGTTCAAGCTCAGCTTCTTTCAGTGCGATCTCTCGGCCCTTGATTTCAAGTTCAGCCTGCTTGACTTGCATATCGGCGGACTTGTCCTGAGCGGCCATCTGGGCTTCTTGCAAAGCCTGCTGCATTTCCTGCATCTGCTGCTGCATCTGCATGATTTGCGGGTTCTGCTTGTCTTCTTCGCCCTTCAGTTTGGCAATGATCTTGTCTTTGTTGCGCAGGCTTGATGCCTCGATCAAAGCCTCAAACAACTGGGGCGGCATGCTCGCGGCCTGCGGCGCAATCTGCACCAACTGCTCAAACTGCTCGCCCTGCAACGATGCCGATGCGGGCACGTCATCAATCACGATGTCGATGTCCAGCTCTGCAACGCTGTTCTTCGTGCCCACCACCATCTGCATGCGCGGGTCGGTTTTGGCTTGCTGCTCTGCTGCTGCGATCTGCTCAGGCGTCACGCCTGGCTGCATCTTGAACTCTTCCAGCAACTGCATGCCCAGCGTGAGCGGCTGATTCAAGCCCACAAACTTGACGTTCTTTTCATCGTCAGTGACCCGAATCCACTTCTCAGCGGTCCAGAACTGGCGAATGCGGTTCCACACCTTACGATAAACGTCGTGCTGAAACTGCTTGAAGTTGTCGAATACGGGGCCTAGCTCGTTCATGCCCTGCTCTGAGCGCTGAATAAGCGCCCGGCCGGACATGTTGCGGCTTTCGTTTCCTGACAAGGCAGCATTCACGCCCACGGCATCAATCTCGCTCTTTGCCTCTTGCAGCAACTGGAACTGAGCCGCCGCCATGTCGCCTGTTGGGATGACGCCGAAGTCCTCTCCGAACTTTGCGCCGCCCTCCATCTCGACGTGACCGTCTGGCCGTGCCAACTGCTGACGGATCATGTTCTTGTCGCCTGCCTGCGGCGTGCCGTAGGTCTGGCGCACGCTCATCAGGTGCAGGGCTTTGGATCGTCGCTTGTTGATCTCATCCTGCAAGCTGATCCAGCGACGAACCACACCAAAGCGGTTGCCGTCACGGTCGATAAAGCACGAACCGAACACAAACCCGTCATCTGACTCGCCATCTTCATCCAGATAAGGCGATTCCATGCGCTCCAAGATGCCGGCCTTGGTGAAGGCGCTGTAGAAGAACTTGCCCTTCTCACGCGTCCACATCTCGACAATACGCACCCGCTTACGCTTAGGATCTGCCCAACGAACACGCGGCACATCTTCATAAGTGTTGCCGGTCGCGCTTGTCTCGTTCGATAGGGTTGATTCAAGAAGATCTTGTTTACCCGGGTACTTCTCTACCGCGTCTTCAAGGTCCATCCACACGAACTGGCCCTTGAACGAACCATCAGACCAGTTGCGCATGCGCGAATGCGAATCGCCAAACATGCGATCCCACATGATGGGCAGCACTTCCACGCACATTTCCCCGCGCTTTTCGTACACGCGTACATCAGCGCCGCATGAGCCCTCAACGAGGAACGAATCGAAACACTCAGACCGAACGCGGTCCCAGCGTTGATCCTCCATCACGTACCGCAGCGCATCAGTTGCAGCCGTAGCCGCTTCTTCGTCGTCAGGGGTGCGCGGATAGGCTCGTGGATCTCGGCGGTTTTGGGCCTCCATGCCCATCAGAAAATCGCACTTAGGGCCGATGCGGTCGATTGTGATAACGGGCTGTTTGCGCTTCTTCAGCGTGGCCTCTTCGGCACTTGTCCATTGCACACCGTTTCTGTAATCGCGGTCGCGCTCGCACAATTCACGGCTGTCGGCTGTGCTCTGCTCTGCACTTTCGTACATCTGGACGAGTTTCGACAACAGGGCCGAATCTTCGTCTCCTGCTGTTTTCGTTTGCTGATCCATTACACCGTTTTCCAATCGTCCGTTGTGTCGTTGTCGCCGAATGCCTTGTCCCACCTGTCGCGATTTTTGGCGGGCTCGTCGTGCTTTGCAATTGCTGGGTGTGCGTCGTCTAGAGCCCGACCGATCATTGATGCTGTGTCCACATCGTCGTCGTGCTTACCTGCCGGGAATCGCACAAACTCCTCAACGTCTGCGCCTGGCTCGAAATACACAGCACCCATAGCCATACGCGACTGAATGCCGCGTGCCCGCGTTGGCTTGTCTGCGATGCTGGGCAACCACTCCATGCGGCAATAAACCTTGCGCTCTCTCATGCGCCTGGTCAGCATCGGCTCGATGGCCTTTTGGATCACGCCCGCCTCGCCAAACCACGCAACAGGCTTGTATCTCTTGATCAGATTGAGCTTTTGCTCGATCCACTCATCCGCCGCCGTCTGCCCCCTCCAACCATCAAGCCGGTAGATGTCACCGTTTGGAGCCACGCCCCAAACTCGATGCACCGTGTAATCACCGCCTCCATCCGTCACCGCGTAGTCGCTTGTGCCGTAGATGTGCAGAGAGTCAGGCTTAACCGACCAGTGCTTTAGCCATTCGCGCTTGAAGTAGTCGCCCTCGTCGCTCGATGGTTGCTGCTGATACAGCGCCCACCATGAACGCTTGTCGCGTTTTGCTGTGGCCACCATGTCGTCCGTGTACCACTCAGGCCAAAGCCGCTCGCCAGGCTTGCGGCCCAACGGGTCATCATCCATCGCCTCCATGGGGATCTCGATGACGTGCCACCTGTCGCGCTCACGCTCCAAGATGCGCCCGCCTAGGTCATCCTCATGCCAGCGGGTCATCACCACGATCTGACGCGATCCAGGCTTTAACCGAGTCAGCAGGTCGTTTGTGTACCAGTCCCAGGCTTTATCTCGCCCTCGCTCGCTGTCTGCGTCCTCCCGGCTTTTCACCGGGTCATCAATAATGGCTAGATCGGCTCGACGGCCAGTGATAGAGCCACCAACGCCGGCCGCGTAATACTCGCCGCCCTTGTCCGTGTCCCATCTACCAGCCGCAGCGCTGTCATCAGCTACACCAACGCCGAACACGTTTCGGTATTCGCGGGCCGCGACAATGTTGCGAACCCGGCGCCCGAACCGCTCTGCCAACTCTTGCGTGTGGCTTGCTGCAATCACAGACTTAGCGGGGTTTCTACCCAAAAACCACGCGGGGAAAATCACCGACGTGTATGTGCTCTTTGCCGACCCAGGCGGCATGCACACCATGAGCCGCTCAATCTCGCCGCTCTCAACGCGCTCCAATGCGTCAATCAGCAATGTGTGATGCTTGGCCGGATGAAACCCTAGATCAATGTAGTCAATGAACCGCTTTACCGTCTCCTGCGCCCTCTTCCTGCCCAGCAACTCCAGCAGCAGCGAGTGCGGCGAGGATTTCGGCGGTTGAGAGGTCGCGGGGTGCTCGGTTGTCGTTGACATTCACGGTTGCTTCAGACTTGCCCCAGGCACGATCAAGCAGGCATTCACTTGCCTTTACTCTCGCAGCGGGAGGCGCCTCAATGTCTCTCATGATCTGAGCCAGCGTGTAGATCGCATCTTCTGTGTGCGTCTTCGCCAACTCCTTGACGTGCGCTACCTCTTTTGGTCGCCCGCCTGGGTTGCCAGACACGCCAGACTTGAACGCAGTGCTTGGCGCCTTGCGTTTTGGTTTGGTCTGTTCCATGTCTGATCTGAGATTGTGGTGCCCAGGCAATCAACCCGATTGATGAATGTCGAAGGACTCAGGTGGTGGGTTGCGCCCGGGCATAAACGAAAAACCCGCCGACTTGCGCCTAGCGGGTTTCATTTGGACACGGCTACGCCGCTTGGTATCGCATACTACACGGCAATTTGCTGTGATGCAAGCCCTTCTCGATCCATTCCATCCCACAGCAATTGTCGTGCCTCTGCTACAACGCGGGCCACGTCTGCTAGTGGGATGCGGGCTGATTGCCATACACGCGTGGAGCACAGGTTTTTTGCTTCCATTGCCAGCGCGGCTTGGTGCAGCGGTTGCATTTTCCCGATGACTGAATTGACTGCCTGAGCCTCTGCAATGTCTGCGAGGGCATCCAGCGCGCCATTTGTGTCGTCGTATTGCTTGGATGCGCGGTACATTCCGCAGCCAGCAGCTACCCCAGGGTATCCACCAGTGGAACGGACACTAGAGGCCCAGGAGTGCCACATCTTCAGCCATTCGTCTACCTGTGATTGATTCATGCGGTGACTCCATGATGCCGTCGAATTATAACTCGCCAGCTTTTTCGATTCGCACCAGAACCCCAAACTCCCCGCGCTTGACCTTTTCCTGAGCGTAGGCCCATTTGATCGGACCCCGTGGCCCATCATCAACGCCTGCCGTTTTGGCGATCTGGTCGATTTTCGCCGCTTGGCTGATTGGCTTCCACTCGTCTGCCATCACTCGACAATCCCCAAGACTTTGCGCACGCGGGGCGCGTTGTGGTCGTCGTACATGAACCAGCACTGATGTTCCTCAGCAAGGTGCTTGGCGGCCTTGATCTGCGAATCGTCCACCAG